ATAAATGTTATTGAGCGATTTAATTTAGAATGGAAATCAGCAGAATTAAAGGAATATAAAATTAATTACAAAGATTGGGAAGGAACAAATAGAACATATCATCCAGATTTTATAGTAGAAGGAAAATTTTTAGTTGAAATTAAACCTAGACATTTATGGAAGAGTGATAATGTTAAAAGAAAAAAGGCTGCTGCTGAAATTTTTTGTAAACACAAAAAACTTAAATATAAATTAACAGAATCAGTTAAAACTTTAACATTTAATGAGCTTAAAATATTAGTTGATACTAAAAAAATAAAATTTATTAAACGATATAAAGAAAAATTTGAATTATGGGAAAAGGAAAACTAATTACGCTTGAATCTTGTGATGCAGGGGGAAAATCAACACAAATAAAACAAATTACTAAATATTTTGATGATAATAATATTATTTATGTTCATGAACATTTTCCAAAATATGGACATAATGAATTTAGTGAAGTAATTGCTAAATTTCTTAGAGGAGAATTCGGTGGTATTGATGATGTAGACCCTTATTTTGTAGCAAACATATATGCTATGGATCGTTATTTATATAAACCGGAATTATTACAAAAATTAGAAGATAATGATGTAGTTTTATTAGATCGTTATGTATTTTCTAATTTAGCATTTCAAGGTGCTAAATATGATGATCCTAAATATGATGAATACAAATCAACTGACATTCAAAACTGGATAAATGATTTTGAATTTGATTTCTTGGAATTACCTTATCCAGATCTTACTATATTTTTAGATGTCCCAATAGAAGTTGTAGAAGATAGATTAAAAGAAAGAGAAGGAGAAGATAGAGATTATCTTAATGGAAAAAAAGATATTCATGAGGCTGATTTAAATTTCCAATCCAAAGTTAGAAATATATATAAATCTTTAGAACATGCAAAAAATTATCACATAATTAACTGTACAAAAGAAAATGGTGATCTTGGTTTTGCTTGGCCAGAAATTTTAACTCCGGAAGAATTATTTGAAACATATAAACAATTAATAAAAACTGTTATCAATGGCTAAAAAGAAAGAAAAAAAGTTATTTTTTCCAGAAGATTATCCTGGATATAAAATACTTAAAAAGTTTAATAAACCGAGATCTCCAAGAACTCGATTATTTACAACTCATGATGAAGAAGGTTGGTTTATAGACGTAATGGAGATGATGACAAAATCAAAACAGATAGTAAGTGACGATGGATGGATAATTGAAAAGGATGTTCCTCACTGGACTCTTTGGTATGAAAATCTAGGATGGACAGAGACAACTGATAAATCTTAACAAAGTATTATCAATCTTAACAAACCATAATGGCGTTTGTGATATATATTGTAATATCTAATTAATTAAAAAAATGTGAAACCTTTTGTGTTTCAATGAATAAAATAATTAATAAAAATAAACTAAAATAATTTATCATTATGACAATTGATGGAAAAAAAAATGAAGAAGTTAAAGAAGCAGTAGAAGTTAAAGAAGTTAATAAAACTCCTGAGGTAGATGCTTCACAAGAAATTGAACAAGATTCATATGTACCAACATATAAAGTAAAACCTGAGCTTAAACAGGCAGTTTTACAAGCAATTGGTGACAGACCTTTTAATGAAATCGCAGGTCTTATCAATGCTATTAATGTTCCGGTAATGGATCACAATACCCTTACTCAAGTTATTAATGTAATTGGAAATTTCCCATTCGTAAGAGTAGAGAAATTACTTCAAAACATTAATGCATATGTTGAGCAAGTAATTCCAGAAGACTAAGCAACTTCTTTCCATAATAATGTTGTCAACATATGTTGACAACATTATTATTTACAAACATAAACAAACATTAAACAAAAACAGCGCATATGAGTAAAAAACATAAATCACTTCAAACAATCGCATTAGATTTTGTTGAAAAAAGAGATAATGAAACTTTCACCATTCTAATTGATCGTATGAAGCCAGGATTAACGTCCTTTGTGTATAAGTATATTCAAGACAGGGACTTAATTAATGAAGTACTTTCTCAGACTTTTATTTCAATATGGGAAAAAATTGACCAATATAATTCCAAGTATAATTTTTCAACATGGGTTTATGCCATTGCTAAAAATGAATCACTTGGACAAATTCGTACAAGAAATAAAACTTTGTCGCATGAAAAACTCACAGAAAATCATTCAAGAGTTCTAAAAATGAATTCCCCTCTTGATTTTATAGAAACTGAAGTTATTGGACCTACTGGAGAAGAATTAGTACAGAAATTATATGATGCTTCTCTTAATGCTATTAGAAATTTAAAGGAGCCTTATAAAACTGTAATGATAGAACGCCAAGTTAATGGAAAACAATTACAAGTTATAGCTGACGAATTGGGATGGAATACATCAACAGTTAAAACAAGACTTCGTAAAGCCAGAAAAGATATTGCTATAACATTAGAAAAGCATTATCCTGATTTAGTAACTGCATATAATGAAAAAGATTAATGGAAAATCAATGGACATATGTATCAGCATTCAGTTATGAAAGCCAACATTTTTCTATATGGGTAAAACCTGTTTTGCAAGATAATGGAGTTTATGGAGTGGAAACAAAATCAAAGGAAACTACACTAGAAGAAATAAACAATGATGCCAAAGCACATGGTATGAGTTATTTCTCAAAACTTCCGGAAGAATGAGTGATGGAATATCGGATAGTTGGAAGCAAATTGAACAAACTCCAGAACAAGAAATGCAACATAATTTAAGACTATTAGATTATCATTATATTGAAATGAGAAAAATTATTCAAGACATAAAAAAAAATAGCAAAAAATAATAAAGAAAATGGCAGCATTTAAACCAACAACATGGGGACTAGTAAGAGTCTGGAGAGATTTTGAAAATTATAGAGATTGGATAAGAGTTATCAAAAAAGAAGAAAGTAATAAAAATTCCAAGTATAATACATGGAAACTTCAACATAACCCTTTTTATACTGTATATTTTACAATGGATATAGAAGAATCAGAAGCACAACTTCCAGAAAAAATAATGCAATTAAGGTTATTCGAAACATTGGCACCTCTTAACAGATATCTAGATGAAGAATTAGGATTTGCTGAATGTCTTGCTCCAGAATTTAATAGATTTTTTGATGAGGAAGGTAATCCAACTTTAACTTTCATAATTTCTTATAGGTTTATGTTTAATAAATTTTCCGGACGATGGTTATTTAAATGGGTATTTCTTTTAACTGGATTGATTGTTACTCTTAAAATGGGTTGGATTCCAAAACTAATAGAATGGGTGACAACTTTAATATAAAAGACACTAAATGGACTACAGGATGGAAAGGACTCCCAGAGTGTTATTTAAGAATAAAAACTCCCGGAGTCACATCTGTAATTGGTGATATGATCCCAGATCCAGAGATGGAGGAATGGGTTCGCAAAGTTGGAAAAGAACAAGTAGATAAAATATTAACAGCTGCAGGACATAGAGGGACGGCTATGCATATGTTTATTGAGCATTTTATTACCACTTATGCTAAGTCCAAAGATCCTTCAGAAGCCCTTAGAATGACCCAGACAACCTCTCCTCCTCTACTATTAAAGGAAGGAATTCCACAAGATAAAATAGATATCGGAAGAGAATTATTTTATAAATTCTATTATTCAGAATTTTCTAATACTTATGGAGGTTTAATTGCAGCAGAAATGCCAATGTATTCTCCTACTCTTTTTTATAGAGGTATAATAGATGTATTTTTTCAAGATAGAGTTTATGGTCCGGTCATTACAGATTTTAAAACAAGTAGTGGTTACATTAAAAAAGGATCTGTAAAAGAATTAAAGTATAAATACCAATTAGGTGGATATGCTAATGCAGTTGAGGAAATGTACAAAGAGAAAGGTCTTCGAATTAAAAGATCTACAATACTTTGTGTTAATACAAAAACTGAAGGATTACAACAAGTTGTTTGCGAAGGTAAAGAATTACAAGAGTATAAAGATAAATTTAAAACTCTTGTTAAAAACTACCATATAAAAAATAACCAAGGGTATTTAATTACGGTATAACAAAAATAAAAATTAAAAATGGCAAAAAAGAAAGAAATGGCACAGCCAAAGGAAATAGAAGTAAAAGATATTGCAGAAGCGCAAGAAAAAATTGCACAATTAAATTTAGATGCATCTCTAAATAAACCATCACCTAAAGAAGTTGAACAAGCTGCTAAGGATTTCGAGCAGGCAAAAAAAGATTTTGAAGCAAA